CATCAGTTACTGCTGTACTCATCGTTTCGTTTACACTTGCTTGTGTTGGTTCAACTTCTGGCAACCCAGATCTAGTAAGAGCCGCATTAGTAGCCGCAACTTCAAATGCTTGCTTACGTGCCATTTGGGCAATAAAGATTTGTGCTGAAGCATTAAAGATAGAAAATTGACTAGCTAGTTGAGCGAAGTCTGCTGACTTGTCAACAACAGCGCCGGCAATAGCAAGTAAGTTATTAGCCATCACTCTCATAAAGTTTGTTTGTGCTTGTAATTGGCCGTGTTGAGCATTTAAAATAGCAGGTACTGTATTCGGAATACTGGCGGCCGTTGGCCCAAATAAATTCTGTAGAACACCTGTACCTGCTGCCGCAGGGCTGTTACCATGTAAATTTAAATTAAGATTTTGAAGGTTAGTGTTAATCGACGAAAGATTACCATTCAACGTATCTAATTTAGCTTTAACATCGTTAAGTTCAGCTGTGTAATCTGGAATCGAAAGGGTGGAAGAACCTCCCGACGTTATAATGGTACTGTCTACAGTATTAGTGGCCATTTAATTCTCCTATTTTGTTACCATGGTCAATCCGGTAGTTTGTTCAATGTATTGTTTACTGATTTCTTCTTCAGTTTTAGATACACATGAAACACTGCTGGTACGCAAATTAAATTTGCTGTCCGGACTTACACTGAACATGAACGGTGCTAGCCCTAGTCCTTGTTGTTGTGCGATTAATACCATTGGTTTCTTTAGTGTGTAGTAAGTATCTGTTTCTTGTTCAAGACGAGCTACAATTTCTTCACCTGACGCAAGTTTAAAACTTACAGTATCGCCATCTTTGTATGGGGCTTCAATTAACATTATAGTGTCTCTCCAGTTCCGTTGTAACCTGTTTCTTCAATATATTTTGTTAGTTCATTATAGCCGCCGATCTTTGTACCATTCACAACAATCTGTGGAACAGTACGAGCGCCTGGAAATGTTTCTAACAATTCTTCTTTTGTATAGTCAGTGCCAAGTGACTTGTATGTGTACTTAAATTGTCGAGTCTCACAAAGTTGTTTTGCTTGATCACAAAATGGACACATAGGCTTTCCGTAAATTTCTATCATAGTTCAAAGTCCTTAAATGTTTCTTTTGAAATGTCCTGCTTAACACCGCCAACAATATAACTTTCTACTTCAGTTTCTTGTGGTGCTACCTGTAGGCCTGAACTACTTAACCAATGTTGTGTCCAAGGCAAAGGATTAGTGTTTAGCGGACGGTCATATAATGTTTTCATACCAAGTGCTTTCAATCGCTTGTTGGCAATGAATTCAACATACGCATGGAGTAGATTTGTATTCAAACCAATCATTGATCCGTCTTTAAACAAATAGTCCGCCCATGCTTTTTCTTCTTGTACACATTCTTCCCAAAGAGCATACATCTCCGGCTCAAGTTCTTTTGCTACTTTTGCCATTTCAGGATCGTCATCACCTTTCGCCCAGTGCTTGAGAATGTGTGTTGAAAGATTTAGGTGTGTTGCTTCGTCGCGAGCAATAAGCGAAATAATCTTTGCTGAACCTTCCATAAGTTTAAGTTCACCAAACGCAAATGTACAAGCAAATGATACATAGAAACGTAAACCTTCTAAAATGTTTACAGTCATCATTGCTTTGTATAGTGCTTTCTTAACATCATACAAGTTGCCTTTGCCTTTGTTAAAATAATCATTAGCAATATCAGCAAACGCATCGTAATTCTTGGTAACACTAATAGCACGTTCAATAATCTTTTCATCATCAAGAATAGTATCAAACACTTCACTTGGATCCGGATACACGTTTTTCATAATGTGTGTATACGAACGTGAATGGATAGTTTCAAAGAAGTCCCAAGTAATAATACATCCTTCTAGTTCTGGATTAGAACAGTAAGGAAGAAATGCTAGACAGGGTCCACGTCCTTGTACACTATCAAGAAGTGTTTGGTATTTTAGATTAGAGGTAAAGATATGTTTTTGTTCTGGACGTAGTTCTTGGTAGTCACCTCGATCCTTCTGAAGAGATACCTCTTCTGGTCGCCAGAAGTATCCAAGCATAGTTTGATTTAACTTGTCGTACTCAGGATATCGAAATACATCATATCGTTGCGTATTCTGATCTTCTCCGAAGAACATGTGCTCTTTTGTAAAATCAACCTTTTTGCGATTAAAAACTGTCTTTGCCATTTAAGTCTATTACCTCTTTCCTAATTAGATAGCACACGCATCACACATCTCATCTGAGTCTGGATCCGCAAGTGTCTCTGTTCCGTTTACATGGCCATTCACACCATTGACGTGACCATTCATACCATTCATTTTAACATCATTTACACTGTTGTCAACAGCATTCTTTTCCATATCATCATCATGACCTTTGAAGTCATATGTGTTTTGATAATATGATGTTTTCCAACCCAACTTATAGGTTGTAAGCATATCTCTCATCATAACACTCAATGGAACTTCATTGTTTTCATACTGTAAAGGATTGTAACTCCAGTTGCCACTAATAGCTTGATCAAAGAACTTTTGCATTACAGCAACAACGTTGATGTAACCTTCGTTACCTTCCATATCCCACAACAGGGTATAGAAATTCTTTAATTGATTATAGCCTGGAACAATCTGTTTAAGAGGCCCTTTCTTTGACTTCTTAACGGACAAGTAGCCTCTAGGTGGTTCAATTCCGTTTGTTGCGTTCGACACAACGGAACTGCTCTCCGATGGCATTTGTGCGGACAAAGTTGAGTGCCTGAGGCCGTGTTGTTTAATATCGTGTCGTAAACTGTCCCAATCATGATTTAATTTCCCGCCGCCGGCAACAGTGTCTACATCCTTTTTATAAGTGTCAATAGGAAGGATACCGTCTGCGTATTTAGTACGTCCAAAGTACTTACAGGCGCCTTTTTCTTTTGCTAGGCCGTTACTTGCTTTCAATAGATAATACTGGAAACTTTCAGTTAGATCGTGGACAAGTTTCCAGGCTTCTGGGTCACTGTACTTAACGTGATGTTTAGCTAGGTAATGTGCTAACCCAATGTAGCCAATACCTAATGAGCGTCGGGCTTTGGTAGAAATTTCTGCCGCCTTGACTGGATAACCCTGATAATCAATGATCTCCTCAAGAGCCCTAACGGCCAAGTCACAAAGTTCTTCTAGTTCAGTGTGTTCTTTATTAAGTGTTAGTCCACCTACGTTGATAGCACTTAAAATACACAAAGCAATTTCACCGTTTTCATCATCGATATGCTGAATAGGTTTTGTTGGCAATGTGATTTCTTGGCACAAGTTACTCATGTAAACAGGATCTTTAAATGAACTGTGGCTGTTACAATGATCCACATTCATAATATAGATACGTCCTGTCTCTGCTCTTTCTTTAAGTAGGGCAGAAAACAATTCCTGTGCTCCAATTTTCTTTTTTCTAATAGATGTTTTACGTTCAGCCGCTTCATAAACTTCTTTGAACTTATCGTTGTCGCCTGAGTAAAACGCATCATAAACCTCTGGAACTTCATGTGGCGAGAATAAAGTAATATCGCCTCCAGAAAGTAAACGTTCGTACATTAATTTGTTAAGCTGAATTGAGTAGTCTAGTTTACGTACACGATTGTCTTCTGTACCCTTGTTGTTTTTCAACACAAGAATGTCTTCAATTTCAAAATGCCATAATGGGAAATGTGTAGTAGCACTGCCGCCACGTACACCATTTTGTGTACAACTTCTTACAGTTGCTTCGTAAACTTTTAGGAACGGAACTACACCTGTGTGTGCTACTTCTCCGCCTCTGATTTTAGAATTGATCGCTCGTACTCGTCCCGCATTGATTCCAATTCCTGCCCTTTGAGCAATGTAATAACCGATTGCGCTATTAGAGCTAAAGATACTAGGAAGAGTGTCATCCACATCAACAAGAACACAACTGGCAAACTGACGAATAGGAGTACGCACTCCAGCCATGACAGGTGTTGGAATGTTGACTTTAAAAAGTGAGGTCGCGTCATAATATTTTTTCACGTATGTTAAACGTGTCTCCTTTGGATATTCGGCAAACAATGTTGCCGCAATCATCATATACATGAACTGAGGAGTTTCATACATGGCGCCGTTTGAGCGATCCTGACACAAATATTTGTCTACAACTTGACGTAGACCAGCGTAGGTAAAATCTTCATTTCGATCATGCTTGATGTAAGTGTTTAGTTTTTTAAGTTCAGTCTCTGTATACTTTTCTTTGATCGCAGGATCGTACACACCACGACTGATATTAGTGTCAATAATCTCAGAAAGAGTTA